TGTGATGGATAGATGACCAGCCGTCTGAGTTTACCTTCAATGTACGCCATTGTTGTATAGATCTCGTTACCATCCCGATCTTCTGCATTGACTAAGATGCCGAAGTTATACTCAGGCTTGTCGGTTGGCATAATCACCTTGTTGGTATTGATGAACATCTTGAGATCTTTATGCGTTACCGCCACCGCTACATCATACTCCCAACTTGCTCGACTGAGATAACCGAAGTAAAAGTAATTGCCCTCCATCATTGCATCAACGAAGATGCCTGCCCTGATTCTTGTTGTCATTGTGCTGCTGTTTTAATATCTCAAATTCTACGTGATGGTCAATAAACTTCTTTAGCTGATCAACTTCTTTCAATCCACAGCGAAAAGCCCATTGTGCTATCTCCTGTGCGTTCATTGGTCTTGAATCGGGAGAATCCATTAGACAAGATATTTGATAGTCTTAAAAGGCATCACATTGCTATCGTTGTAAAGATCGATGCAGTGTTCAATCACTGTTGCTATGCTCATCATAAATGCCTCCTCTGGCGTGTCTGCTCCGTAGGCTTCATCCTTCGGCAGCCAAGTGTTATCTGATACTACTTCGCCCTCCCTGATGAAGATGCCATTGAGCAAAGTGCTGTTGCCCAAGTATGGCTCTGTGGTAAATTCAAGATCGAACTCCTCACGCAGGAATGCACGTAGGCAATCCTTGCCGTTATATCCGATCTCTTTTAGTTTGCTCATCTCATCATTGGTGAGCAGTAGATTAAGTTGGTTGCTGTTTAACTGTTTCATTGTTAGAATTGTTCTTTGTGTTTAAGGTTCTTAGTTCAATATTAGTGTTATAATTATAATCCATTGACCAATTCCAAGAAACCAATGAATTGCCTTATCTGAATGAAACAACATACATTCTAAAAAATAGGCTTTAATTATCTTCATCTTAAAATTGTGAATAGGTGTCAATGCGCTTTTTAACTGTGTCGATGAATCGCTCCATCATTGCTGAATAGTAACTGTTAAAATCTGAATGCCCTTCCTTGTTGGCTTCAAATAGCACATACAATGCTGCTCTCAATCTTTGGCTCGGTGTCTTGCTGCCCATCTCCGCTGCATCGATCTTCATTGCTTCAAGTAGCTGCTCATCGTTGTAGTTGAACTGCTCACCCTTGAATGCCATCACACCCACACCACCCATCCAATGATTCATAAGTTCGGTCATCTGCTCAGGGGAAAGTTCCTGAGTGCCGATGCTGATCTTGATGGTCTTATCTCGCCTCGTTGCCACCGATTCGATGGCGCAAGGTATTGTCATTAACTTTGTCATTGTGCTGCTGCTGTATTACGTTCATTAGGTATTTCTTCACTATCTCCCTGATGGCTTGCTTATGGCTGGCAGGCACTCTAAATGTGATGTTTTCGGTCTGCTCTCCATACTTAGACTTCGTGCCTGCATTCGCCCTGTAACCACCCCTTGCTTTTTTACTGACTTCCATTTCACAAAGATAGTTATTATTTGATTGTGTATTGCAAGTGGGCAGTTAAATTTAATCTTGATCTTCTTCGTCTTTTACTAACTCATAACCATCCCGATAATTTAGAATATTCACAGTTCCAAATTTATGGCATAACAATGTTAAACAGCCCGTATCTTCTAATACAGTAAACTTATCTCCATAGCTTGCGCCTTTTAACCAACAAATTAAAACATCTCCTTTATTAAAACGTGCAAATTCAGCTTTGTTAAATTCTTTAACATTAGTTTCCATAGCGTTAGGGTTCTTTATTGGTTTATTCTTTTGAATCCAAAATTCTCAGGCATCTCTGTAAAGTCTAAGCCTGCATTGGACATCAACTTCATTGCATCGAGTGTGATCTTTGCGTTGGCTATGATCTTATCGGATATGCCTATGATAGCATCAGCCCTTTTAGATTCCGATTCGATTTGCTCGTTGGTAAGTTCTTCGTCATTCAATCGCTCCAGTGCTGCGAATAGATGATCATTGAGGTCAGTTAATTTGTTCTTTGCCATTTTTTAAGGTTTTGATTTTTCTTCTTATTTTGATTTGCAGTCTTTTTGCTTCTACGATTTCGGGCATCTGCCTTGATACCTCAACCGGTATATCGTAACGGGTTGATAGCACATCCCTGATATAACAATCTTGTAGTTCTTCCCGATACTTTTTTTTGAAGTGCAGTCGCATCTTACTCAGTTTTTCTTTATTGTCAGGATTCGCCCGATAATCTTTGGAATACTGCAACTTATATTCTCTGTTGTCCTGATAATGTTTTATCGCTCTTGGCTTTGCTTCATTTCGTCCACAAGGTTTGCAGTAATTACCGATTCTGTGCTTGTTTCTTGCTTTGCTGAAGTAGGTTGGATATTCTGCAACTTCTTTGTTCTGTTTGCAGATTGGACAAACCTTATGAGTAAATGGGAATTGATTAGTTATTTCGCTCATTTGCTTTTGCAGTTAACATTAAACACAATGCACTTAATCTTCTCATCCCTTGTCAGGTGATCGAGTTTGGGAAAGTGATGCGATAGTTCGGCATCGGTTAATTGATTGAGTTTAACTAAGAACATCAGGCTCTTTGGAGTTACCTCAACAGATTGGTCAGAATGGATTATCGTCATTGAATTGATTTGATACGTGGTTAAATGCAGTTGATTCGATTGGCACTGGAAGGTAAGAACTCATTGGCTGCTGATTGGCATCGTAGAAGTTGGTAATGGTTTCGTTGTTCCTGAACTCGACAGTACCCGTTGATCCCTGCCGATGCTTCTCAAATAGATAGAATGTTTCGTTGGTATAGGGCTGCCCGTCATCATTGGATAGGTTGTAGTATGATGGTCGATAAACAAAGCACACCGTATCTGCATCCTGCTCCAATGATCCTGATTCTCTTAAGTCGGATAGCATCGGCTTCTTATCTGCCCTTTGCTCCACTTGTCGATTAAGTTGGCACAGTGCAATGATTGGGATGGCAAGTTCTTTCTGTGCTGCCTTTAGCGTTCTGCTGATCTCTGCTACTTCTGCCTCCCGATTACCACCCCTGAAGCCTTCCAATGTCATTAACTGCAAGTAGTCGATTATTACCCACTTACACAGCCCCTTTCTGACTTGCTGCCTAATTACCCTGATGGCTTCGTGAACTCCGCATCTTGGCTTGTCGTAGATGGTGAATGGCATCTTTTCAACTTCACCAATGGTCGATTCAAATACGTGAAGTTCTGGTTGGTTAAGGCTGCCATCCCTTAATCTTTTGGAGTCGATGCTTCCCGTTGCATTTTGCAGGATCAATCGCTGACAAAGTTGTGATGGATTCATTTCAAGGTTGAAGTAGATCCCTGCTTCTTTGGATTGGATGCCGTGAAATAATGCCAGTGCAGTCTTGCCCATCGATGGTCTGCCTGCCAAGATGATAAATTCAGGCTGCCATCCACCGGTGAATCTGTTGAGTGCAGTAAGCCCTGTATTGACTCCGCTTGTCTTGCCTTGTCGATTTAGTTCCTGCCGTCTGAAGTATGCCTCCCGTTCGTCCTTGACAAGATCGGCAGTGGTGATGATATTGGAAACGGTCATACCGGTATCCATAAGTTCGTTAAGTCGCTTGACCATCTCCGATGCCGTTACCTCTGCATCGTGCCGATCATAAAGACCTATTGACTCCTCAGTGATTATCTGATGTATTTGAGATTTAAGATAGGTATTTCTAAGTTCAAGAAGGATGGCTTCGTGAGGCTCAAAGAATCCTGATGTGATCTTGTCAAGTGATTTGCTGATTGTGATTATATCGGCAGTGTCCAGAACTTTGGCGATCTTATTCTCTTGGTTAAGGAAGGTTATGTCGATAGGTTGTTTCTTTTGGTTGAGAGATTTGATGATCTCAAATGCTTTCTTGTATCTGTCATTGGTGAAGTATTCACTTTTAAGTTGAACGATGATCTCGTCCTTGTGCTGGTTGGAAGATAGCAAGATGGCGATCATCTTCTCTTCAAGTTCTTGGGATGTTATCATTTGTAATGCTCTGTTGATGATCGGTTAAATTGGATCTGTTGAGGTTTAGTTGGTGTGAATTTACTGTTGTTACCATACCAACGCTTTAATCTTTTGTCAGTTTCCCAAGTTTTCTCAGTTGTGAATTTAGGTTTGCCAAGTACGTTAAGTTCACTCCAATATTCAAAAAAAGAGTTTAGCATTTCTTTGCTGTATTCAAGTCGGTTATCAAGAATCGATTGTTTGAAATCATCAACTGACCAATGCTTGTAAGATTTTGATTTGGTTTCGTTAGAAACACCACTATCTAACTTTACATTTTCACTTACACTTGCATTAACACTACCACTTACACTAACACTTACACTAACAGGTTCTTTGGGTTCTGAAATAACCGACTGGGTTTCTTGGGTTTCTTGATAACCCTCTTGGTTTTCTTTTGGTCTGCCTCCTTTAGTTCCATTAGTTCTCGCTCTATCAGCACGTTGCTCCCATTTCTCATTATCTCGATCCATAGTCGCACGAATAAATCCGAAAGGGAAAAATAGCGGATCGTTAACTTCTGGCGTTGATCCGTCTATCTGATACTTAAATAATAGTCGGGTAAGTTTTCCAAGTTGCTCATCTGATAAATGCTGAAGCACCTCAAACGAATCGATGTAAAGAATAAAAGATTTTCTCATACCAAAACAAAAAGCCCCATACAAGCTGCGGTCAGAGCGGATCAACAGAATCAACTGTCTTTCCTCGCAGCCCGTATAGGGCGATAAATTTCTTTTCATTCAGGCTCTGACCTCTGAACTACCACAAAGATAAAAAATTAATAGCAGTTAACCGTAGTTTTCACAGTTACTTTTTTGCCATTCAATGTTGTACTTGTCGTGCCTTCCATTCCGACCTTAAATGCCTTGACATCTCGGTTGGTCATTCCGCACTTTTCTATTCTGGTCATTTGCGTTTGCGATTCAAAGCCAGTGGTCGTTGTTGTTACCCTGCAATCGTAGCACTTTCTACAACTTGATAGAGATGCAAGCAGGATGAGAATTGATAGGGTTGTTTTCATGTTGTTAGTTTTGATTGTTTAATTCTCTTAGATTTAGTTCCCAGATTACTGATAAAATTATCCATTGTTTTATCAGAAATAAAATGATAATCTCTATTTCTAAAAACACCTTGCAGTTGAAGGTCTTTTCTTAATAAATTTAATTGACGAAAAAACCCATAATCAATATCATCATTTTTAAGTTTGTAATAATCATTATCAGATAATATTCTAATTTTTTCAAATTCATCCCAATATTTTAGTGCATGATGCAACTTTGTTTTAACATAATAAGACCGTCCAAAATTTGAAGAAAATTGAAATTCATAAAAATATTCATTCTTAGAAAAATCAAAAGAATTAATTACTGAATTATCTTGCAAACACAATACTGCTCTTTCTTCAAGATTTAATTTTTCACACGCTAAATCAATAATTTTTTGATATGATTCTTTACAATAAATGTTTTGAATTAAACGTGGTTCAGAATAGGTAAAACTTGTTTCCATTTTATTTGTATCAAAATTAAAATACGGAATTATAGTTTTTATGTAGTCGTATTTTATGATAACTAAAATTGGAATTAAATCAATCGTAAAATAAATTTCACATTTCTGTTCACCTTCACCGCAAGTGAATATCTGTTGATTTTTAATTTCCATCATTCAAAGTTTTTACCTTCTGCTTCTCTAAATTCAACATCATTGCCAGTGTTTATTTTATGCTCTGCAATTTTCATTAATGTCGTTGCTCTCTCAAGTTCATACTTCAATGAGTTGTTGGCTTGCTTGGCTAAGTTAGCCTGTGCCTTTGCTTGATCAACTGAGATGTCATTCTTGTCCAACTTTTCCATTTGGTCAAAAATAAAATGCAATAGTGATTTGTTGTTTACGGGTGTCATACTGTTCGTTTTTAGTGGTTGAATTAAAGTTCATTTTTTATGTACTTATCAATGATCATTAAACTCTCGTGTATTCCGATTGCGAAGGTCGCATAGTAGCCAGCAGCGGAAAGCATCTTCAGGATCTTCTGCTGCCGTTCAAGGTGTTCATCCATCAGCAGGCTGCCATCCTTCTTAAACACCTTCTTACCTTCCAACTTGATCTCTAAGTAAAGCCCTGCATACTTGCCATTGGGATAGGCAATGAAAAGATCAGGATAGCCAAGAAAGTGATTCATTGCTTTGTGCAGCCTGCCCTGCCCGATTGTCATCTTCATCCCTGCTGCGAAGTCGAACCGGTAAACGATGTTAGGATGTTGCAGTGCCATCAACTTAGAGATGCTGATGTAGATGTCGGACTCTCGCCTCTTGCGAATTTTCATAGTGGGGTATTTTTAGGGGTATTGATTTTTATGCCACTATCTTTTTTCATTCCTTTATTCCAAGCCCGTTGCCCTGCCTTGAATCTTGTCGGGATGCCTGCCTGCATCAGTCGATTGCCGTGATGCTCTCGCTTGTACTTAAGATCCTTTTTAACGCCCCTAAGGTTGGCAATCTGATAAACAGCACAGCAAGTCAATCCTAATGCGTTAGCGATCTCCTTAGTGGGCATATTGGCATAGTGAGTCAACACAAAGCTAACAACCGCATCACAGTGCTTGGCTCTCATCGTCTGGTATAATCACCATCGAATTGCTCGATGAAGTTAATGATCAACTCCTTTGCACTATCGATCTCATCCTGATTGTGTCGGTACAAAAACAAGTCAGCAAACTTGCCCGACTTCTT